TATCTCGCCTTGTTTAAATACGTCGTCAATTGTTTGTTGTACTACTTGGTTCTCAAAAGGATTGTTATAAGCAGCTGTAGAACGCGGGTCAAAGCCTCTTAAGGAAGCTCTTTGAAAATCTCTAGCAGATGGCCCTTGTTGACCAAAGCTTGACTGTAAATCTCTAAAACCAGCACCGTATTGATTCTCTGCTCCAGACAAATAAGGTTGTTGCATCTCGCCAGCTCTTCTGTAACCTTCTGCAGATTCATCTAATAAGCCTCTTCTGTCAGCCGTAGTTCCCATGCCTTCTAACATTGCATTTTTTTGAAAATCTAAATATGGCTTATAACCGCCTATACCGCCATAAGCACCTTCCATTGCTCTATTAGCAAATGGTGAAAATCCTGCAACACCTTTAGCTTGAAAAGGGTTTCCAAAAGCTCTTTCTGCAGCTCTTCTGCCTTCACTCATTATTCCTTCGTAATCAGGACTTCCAAAGTAAAATTCTCTTAAACGAGGATCGCTTATTCTTTCATCGGTTTGAAATGATTTAACAACAGGAACCATTTGATTGCTGTTCTGATAGTAGTTAGGTGTAGCCATTATATTGCCTCAAAGATATTCATCAGTTCACGCATATTTTCTACGCCTTTTTTACGAGATGCTTTACCACCTGAGATAAGTTCTATTCCTGATTTTGTTTTATTTAATTTAAAAGCACCTGCACCTTTTGTTGCAGCTGCAGTCATTACAAACTCGCCATCGCTTAACATTGCTGGTATATCATCTGAAGTTCCAGTTCCAGGACCTTCTGATTCTCCACCCTCACGCATGTCTTGTTCAGCAATTGCAGCTAAACCGCCTTGATTAAAGTATTGACGATTAGATATCTCTCCGCCCATATTAGCAAAAACTAAAGATTTAGGAGCTGCAGAAAGACCAAATTCTTCTCTAGTTCCCCCAGTACCTAAAGCATTAGCTAAAGAATATCTACCAAGAGAATCCATTGTTACTGCTGGAGTTGAAGCTAATCCACCCATACGATCTTTAGCAGAGTCGTATGCCATCTTGCCTAATAAAGCAGATATTCCTGCGACGCCTAGATTACCCATACCTCCTCCAGAACCACCTCCAAATAATCCACCAAGACCTCCACCATCTCTAACAGGATCAGAACTTCTACCTTTTAACATATCTTCTATTAGTCCAAGTCTGCTTTGCCCATCAGTTCCACCACCAAATAAATTTTTAAAATCAAAACCGCCACTAGCACTAGGAATAGATAGCTTTGCTCCTGCTTGAATCATATTTGGATCAGTAATTCCATTAGCTTTCATTAAAGCTTCTACAGTTGTTCCGTTTGCTTCTGCTATTTTAGTTAAGTTATCACCAGGTTGTATTTCGTATTCTGATAATCCTTCACCGCCACCAAACATATTGCCATATAAGCCTACGCCGTCTTTACCTGGCATAACATATTCATATCCTTTTCCTACTGTATTTCCAAAAAGACCTACACCATCATCACCTTTAAATAAAAATTCACCTGCTCTATCTTTTAAGCCACCAATGCCTTTTCCTACATTGCCAAGAAGACCTACGCCGTCTTTACCTTTAAATAAAAATTCTTTTGCATTCCCAAAGAAATTACCGCCTGTTTTAGTTGCTGCACCAGCTCCTTTACCTAAACCTCCAATACCTTGACCTAACTTACCTGCCCCGTAACTCATAACTCCAGCTTTTAAAGCATCTTTCCAACTACCACCAGCTAATTTAGTAGTTCCAGCTGCTATAGCCGCACTTAATAATGGACCTACTCCTGGAATAAAGTTTGCTAAAGGTCCAATAACAGGAGCTACTTTTTTAGCTACTTTTTTAACAGACTTAAATGTTTTCTTTAACCATCCAAATTCAGGCATCCCTGTAATTGGATTGATAGACATGCCATCTCCTACTTTGTATTCATCTGGAGAAAGGCCTGCTGCACGAAGTTCTTGCTCTATTCTTTGTCTTGTTTCTTGAGATATGACAGGAGGTACGACCATTTCGCCTTGGGCGACGTGAGCCATGTATTGATCCTCATCCCTACCGAGTTGAGCTATTCCTTGTCCGCTGTTGTCTATTCTATTCATTTTATAATTTTACCCTTTATTTTCCTCGCTGTTAACATCTTCTTCTATTGATGTTAACCAAAAAACTAGCAAATATCTATCTCCTTCCTCTACTGCTAATCCTCTGTGCATGTGTGTATAGCTAGGAAATATAAGACCGCTACCTGTAGGTAATGGTTCTATGACTCCCCTGTTTAAAAATTCTGTTCCGCCACCCTTGTAATCGCCTGTATTTAAAGGGACTACAATGCTTATATCAGAACTAGCATCGTGATGCCAAGCTCCTTGCTTCTTGTTCTTTAGGTTGTAATTAGCTATTTGAATATTGCCACCTGTAACGTGACGATTCCATATAGTTAATAAAATTGGATTGATGAGTGATTGAACAACTTGCATTAACGATGCGTATATCTCTGGACATTTTTCACTCAGAACAATTTCTGGTATTTGTCTAAGCTCGTCTTCGTCTGGATTTGGAGAAAAAGCAAACTCTTTTTGCATGTTTGCCACTTCATCTAATAATATTTTACAAAACTTATCTGAAAATAAAGGAACTGTATAAACATCCTTTAAAGGCTCTTCTATAACACTTTGTAATGGTAGTTCGTTTGGGTTATCAAGACCTTGGCTTTTATAAAAATCAACAATGTTTGGAATAGAAGCTTTTGCTTTTTTTAAAGTATCCTTATTAACAAACCAATCAGATGGAAAGCCGAGTAACAAGTTCTTTAACTTGTATGAATCTTCTTGTGTATTTTCCGCTGCTAACATATTAAGAATACCATTTTTCTATATTCCAACCACTGTAAGAGCTTGTAATGTTTACTATTATATTTCCATCATTTATAACAGAAACCGCACCTACAGAAGCTGTTGCTTCAAGGCCTTCGTTTGGACTATTAGGAGTATGGAGTTGTACCCACCTATTACCTATGTAGACCTGTAATACACCAGAAGATGTATTCCATATAACGTCGCCCTGTAAAAAGTTTAACTGCGCAATCTCTGTATCGTTGAACTGCGGCGTTCGATTTGGGTCGAACTGTCCTAAGTTTAACTCAAGAATCCTAACTAATCTATTAAAAATTTCAGGAGACATATCCCCTTGAGCAAGCGGGAGGCTGGTTGGCAGCAGTTTAGCCATTATCTTCTGCCGTCTGGTTTAATATCTAACCTAGTAGCTCCTAGTCTCCAACCAACATTATCATTACCAGCTGAATCATCATCTGACTCTACACGTAGGACAGCTTGACGACTTCTAGTTCTAAGATTAATTTGTCCTGTAGTAGCTCCTATAGAGTTTGTAGAGCTAATTGATAGAGATTCCCCTGAATTATTTCTAGTTTTTAATACTATATTTACCTTTCCTGATTCTGAGTTAGATAGGAATTTAAAGTCTGGGAACATCCTTTGTATGTAAGCAAATTGTTCTCCTTCGCCAACCTCAAAGTCTGAGCTTTCTATAAATACATTAGTCATAGGACTACCATCATCATTAAATCCAGTCTCTTGTTCAAAAAGGTATCCGTCAAAAGTAGCTCTAGGATAGTCTTCAATACCACTATCTAACCAAGCATGTCTTTCTAACTCGCCGTAATACCATACATTATCTTCGTAATTGTAAATAACATATCTGTCTATCTCTAATGAACTAGATGAGCAGTAGAACCAACCTACCTCTGATTTCTCAGTAATAGTAAATGCGTGTGTTTTAAAAGATTGGCCATAATTTATATCTCCAAATACATAATTATGAACAGTACAAGGAATCTTCTGAACGCTACCTGTGTATGCGTAGAAGTTAGTGGCTGACATCCAATAAATAGATTGAGCTGATGTAACTGCGGCTTTAGGCCCTATAAGACCTGCGCCTTCATTAATTAAGTTAACAGCAAATGTAAAAGGTGGTCCAACAAACTGCATGCTATATAGAGCAGTATCAGTCCAAATAAGAATCTCTTGTCTTGACTTAGTTGCGCCAATAATAGAAGAGCCAGACGATAATCTTAAATCTCCAGCAGTATTGGTAATCAATGGCTGAAACTCTAAATCATTCTCTTGATCGCTAAAGGTTATAAGCATAGGGTCTATAACACCTGTTCTTGCTCCAGAAGATACGGGGTCTGCTCCTAATATTATTAAATGTCTGTCTTTTTCAGAGGTAATAGCTTGTAATCCCACTGTTGGAACTAAGTTAGCTCCACTTATCTGTGATAAGTCTAAGGCTCTTGTTGTTGTACCATTGTTCTCGACCCATCTAAAAATACCACCGCCTCTTTGATTAATTATAAGGTTTTCACCAAAATGATCGTGAGTCCAAAGTCTTAGCTGATTAGTGTTAGATAGGGATGTTGTAGAACCAAAGGTTCCTTCACCCCAAGCTCCTGAACCCCAACCAGTACCAGTAACGTAAAAGTCTAACCCAACGTTTACTTGATAGGCTCCATCTACTCCAGAACCGCCGTTACCACTATCACTTGAATTGGCAACAACAGCATTTCCAGAAGAGTCTTTTGCTGTAATGGTATAGGTATTGGCAGAAGGGACAGCTGTTATTTGATACTCTTGGTTTAAAACTGCAGCAGTGATTAAACCGCCTAAAGAGGCAGAACCAGATATAGTTACAAAATCTCCTGTTACAGCTCCATGATTTGAATCAGTTGCGGTTATATTAGAACTGCCATTAGTAGCAGCAAAAACAATACCATTAGTTGTTGTGGCTCTAATCGGGGTAACATCTGCGTAACCATCTCCTTCTTTAATATAATATTTAAAAGTTGTTCCAAGTCCTAGGTATTTTGTACCTCCTAAAGAAGTCCAAGCATGCAAGGCTCTTGCAGTACCTAAGTAAGAATTCTCACCATCTTTTGACCATCCACCAAACTTTTCTGGTCTACCTTTTCTAAAACGTACAAGATTTACATCAAACCAACCGCCCGTATTATCGTATTCGGTTCCTTCTCTGTTTATACCTGGTTTAAATAAAATCTTATTAAGAGACATTTTTTATACATGCTCCCATTCTTTACCTTCAAACAATAAAGCTTCAGCCTCTCTTCTTCTTGTTAAACCCTCTAAAACCTTGCCTCCTGCCTTATTCCAACGCTTGATTTGTGCAGGTACATCTTCATAGTCACCTTTGTTTAAAACCTTAAGCATAGTTGAGGAGTTAAGATTAGATGGCCCTAGATTAAATGTCCAAGATACCAAAGCGTCAAATTGATGTTGGCTCATTGGCATGTCTACAGCCTCTATGACAGATTCTTCAAATTCTTCTAAGTCTTTTGTTAATAAATTTTCTGCTTCTTGTTGAGTTACTAAGTCTCCTTCTTTAACACCCTTAGTATGCCCATAACCTATTGTTAAAACATCTGCTGCACATTTATATGCGTTGTATTCGCAGCCTTCAAATTTTTTAATTAACGATATTCCTTCTTGTGATATTTTCATATTTAATCCTGTTTGTGCGAAGCTCCAAAGTAAA